TGCCGCGGCCAGAGCTGTCCGAGGTGACAGGCACGCCAACCGCGATGGCAGCGCCAGCTTCAACCCAGGCGATGCCCTGCATCATCACTTCAACACGCTCACCGGACACGATCGGCAGATCGGTATTCACACCGATCAGCGTATTCAGCACGGCGGCGGCCTGTTCGACCGTATCGGCGTTGGTGATGCGCACGATGCGATAAGGGTTGATCGCGCCGCCGGCGACATAGGCTTTAAAAAGAAGCGGATTGCTCACGCGGACCTCCTATTGGTCACTTGTTCAACGGCGGCTGCCATTGATACGGTTTCACCAGCGCGCGCGCGTTCGGCCTGATAGGCCTGCGCCGCATCCTTAATCGCCACCGGATCATCGGCGGCGAATTCAACCTTGCCGGCAGGGGCCACTTCGCCGAATTCAACGCGGGCAGGCAGTGCGGCCAACACGGCGCGGAAGGCATCCAGCGGCGCTTCGCGCACCGTGGCTTCGCCTTCCGTGAAGGAAACCTCACCAGTCGCGGGCAGGCTCGCGGCAAAGGCCAGGATGCGCGGCACCACGCCTTGCGGGATGCGCGCTTCCGCCACCAGCTTTTCAGTGAAGGCGGCCATCTCGGCATTACGCCGCGCGGCCTCAGCCTCGGCAAAGGCGGCTTCGCGCACCTGCAAATCGCGTTCGCGCGCATCAAGCGCGGCGATGCGATCTGCATCATCCGGTTTTTCAGTCGGCACTGTCACAGTCTCCTGTTGCTTGTCTTCGGCAAAGGCGGGGGGCGGAATGGCAGCGGCGCGGGCGGCATCGGCTTCGCCCTGCATGCGCGCGGCTTCATCCGTCATGCGTTGCACGGTTTGCGCGGGCAGCAGCTTCTCTGCCGCCTCCACGCCTTCCTTCGCGACCATCCAATCGCGGATGCCACGGAACAGCCCGCCAACATCGGCCAGCAGCCAGGAAAGGCGCCAACCGCTCACCGCGCCATCGGCGGCGAATTCCAGCGTCACCACATCCGCTTCATCCGCCGCGAAGGCCACATCGCGCAGCCCCTTCACGGCAGGCGCTGCCGCGCCAAGGAAGCCGACATGCTTCAGATAGAAGGCGCCAGGCTTCGGGTTGGATGGATGGTTCGGCGTGTAAAAGCTGGCAGAGATTTTCTTGAAGCGGCCCGCCTGCACCATCTCAGCAAAGGCGGGTTCCACCTGATGCGGTTCCGCCACCAGGTCGCCACCTTCAGCGCGCAAAGCGCGCACCCAGCCATAGGCCGGGGCATCGGTTTTCGGATGGCCGACAACCAAGGGCGCTTCGCCAAGGGCGGGATCATAGGCAGCGGCAGTCGCAGCCAGATCGGCCTCACGAAATTCCAGCGCACCGCCCTGCATGGGCTGGTGAATGCCGGCGCGGAAGATGTGGAGCTGCTTCATCACCGCCTTACTGGCGGTTCTGATCCTGTAAAATTATGCGGACAGGCGTCCGCACGGCGCCCATCCTCGCGCGCGCGCGATGCGCACCAGCGACCCGGCGCGATTAAGAGCGAATAAGAGCCCTAAGAGCCGGGTCAGGCGCCTTTAAAACCGCGTGACGCCCGCATGGGGCGCCCTGGCGGCCTTCCCGCCTGTAGCGCGCCCGTAGCGGGTTCTTCATGCGCCGCGCATGGCGCGCCGCGCGTGGTCTTGAAAGATGGCCATAATCTCTGCCCGGTCCGCATCCGAAACCCCAAGCCATGGCCGCGCGGGGATGCTGACGCTGCGCGCGAAGACCCGCGTGCGGCCAAGCCGGAAGGCGAGCCGCCCGCCAGACTTCGGGCGGATGGTGCCGCCGAATTGATGGATGGCGGCGTAGATCACATTCGTGCCGACCACCACGCGGTTGCCATCGGCGCGGCGCGAAAGGCTGCCCAGCAGCCGGCCTGTCTCACGCAGCATGGAACCGCCACGCTTCGCCGCCGCATAGCCAGGGTTCAGCTTTGGCCAGGCCACGCCATCGGGCGATTGCTCCGCGGCCGCGCGTTCCTGGGTGGATAGGATCAGCGCTTCGCCGATCTCGGCCATCGCAGCCTGCGGGCGGCGCATGAGCGCGCCCAGGCCCTGGATGGCATCGCGGAATTCGGCAGTGTTGATGGTGATGCGCACGCCGGTCATGGTTACAGATGCTCCTCTACCGCCGCGAGCAAGGCCGCGAAGGCGCGCTTGTCGCTTTCGGCCTGCACCGGGTCCAGCGCGCGAATGGCAGCATCATTCCTGACGGCTTCCGGGTTCTTCAGGCCCATCCGATCGGCGGCGTAGCTGTATTGCGCCGCCCACACCGCGATGCGGATATCCACGTAGTCCACGGCGTTGATCGGGATCAGCGCGTAACCAAAGCGGCGGAGTAGGTTGCGAATCAAAGCGAGCATCGCATCAGGCCCTCATGCCAGAAGGCGTAGCGCCAGGCCTGCGAAATCGTGCAGTTTCTGTTGCGCTTCATGCCCCGAACGTAGACGTCCCATAATCCCCGCGCCACCCACGCTGTTGCCACCATGGCCTGCCAAGTGACGAAGGCGACCAGCGCCAGCAGCGCAATCAAGATGACGATCCACGCAACCGCGCCGACAATCCAAGCCGCAAAGTGCCACGGGTCCGACATGATCTCAGTCATGGTGAAGGCTCCTCATTCTCGCGACGATACACAAGCGCGCCGGATCGCTGCTTTTCCAGATAAGCCGTGGCGCGCGCCGCCAGCAGCGCGGCGCCGAACCAGCCAGCGCTTGTCCATTCCAGCACGGCCAGGCCAGCGGCCGCGCCAGCTATGCGGCGCAGATAGCGCCGGCGCAGATGCAGGCCGCCGCCTGGCGTCTCAACCCAGTCCATCCAAATCTCATCCGGGTCTTTGATGGCCTCGGCCAGCAGCGCCAGGTTCTGCAAGCGCCGCGCATTCCGCACCACTTCGCCGTCCGCATTTACGAACAGATCGCGGCTGATCACCACGCGGGTGCCCGACACATCGCGGAACACGGCGGGGCGGTCGCGCGTGGCGCCAAACTCACCCAGGAAGGCGTCAATCGCCACATTCGCATCACCGCCTGCTGGCGCGGCCGTGGCGCTGGAAGGCCGCGCGGGCGGCATGGCGGGCAGATCACCCGGGCGCTGGCCCGAAGGGCGCAGGCCACCACCACGATAAGGCTGAAGCGGTTCCGCCAGCGGTTGCGGCACGACGCCCTGCGTCCAGCTTGCGCCGACATTGTAATCCCAGCCCGGATCAATGCCGGCAGGCAAAGCGGAAATCTCTCCGGTGTTCGGGTCTCGGTAAGGCCTGGTCCCCGCAGGCGGCGCTTCATCTGGGCCGGTTTTGCCAGCGCGCGCTAGGTCTCGCGGGCCAAGGCTTTGCACGTAGCAGCCACAGCCCCACCCATTCGGCGGGTAGTGGCTTTGCCAGAAAGGATCATCCGCGCGCAGCACCAGGCCATCCCAGGCCTTGTGCTGCTTCCGCGCATCGCGCTTGCCGCTGTGGCGATAACGCCAGAAGGGCCGCGCTTCCAGCACATCCGGGTCCGTCATCTGCGCGTAGCGGCCAGCGGCATAGGCGGTGCGCATGTTGGTCTCGTAAACCGTGCGCGTGCGCCACGCCACATAGCCGGGCCCGCGATCCGCCCAGCCGAGCTCGCCCAATAGCGGGGCGATATCGCGGCGGAATTCATCCAGCGTGGTGCCCTGCGCAATCGCCTTATCCATGGCGCGGCGGATATCGGCCAGCATGTCATCCGCCTGCACACCGGCGACGGACCAGGCGCGCGCATGGGCGCCGTGCCGCAGATCATCCCAGGCGCGGGTTGGCGTATTCACCTTGGCGCGGAAAAAGCGGATGGCTTCTTCCGGCGGCAGGTTCAGCGCATCAATACTGCCGCTCATGTCGGTGGCGTGGCTTCATCCTGCGCATCGCTGCGCCCGGCCAGGTGGCCCACAATCAAGGCGGGCGTCAGTTCTTCGACCAGGCGGCCCACCGGCATGGCGGCGGACAAGCGCAGCAGGCGCGTCTCAAGATCGGCGAAATCCGCCGCCGCCGAAACCTCGGCCCGGATCGCGGCCAGCATCGCGGCCTGGGCAGGCGCACCGCGGCGCGCGAGCTGATCGGCCAGCGCTTCCGGAATGGTGGCGGGGTCTTCGCCTTCGGCAAAGGCGGGCGGCGGTGGCAGCGTGGCAGGCTGGGCGCCCGCGATGCGCCGATAGCCGGGGCCGTAGCGTTCCAGCACCAATTCTTCGGTCGGCTCATAGCCCACCTTGAACAGCTTTTCATCCAGCGCCGCATCCGCCAGCAGGTCAGGTTCTTCCGGCGCCTTCCGCCACACCATGGGCTGCGCCGCGCCCGGCAGATTGAGTTCGACAATCCACCTCAGCAGGCTCTCATTCAGTTCTTCGGACAGCATATCCGCATCGGCATCGGCCAATTCGGTGCGAACATCATTATGGGTTTCGGATGCAGCGCGCGCGCCATTCTGGCCCATCTCGGTCGTCAGGGTTTCGCCGAGAACGATCTTGCTGATCTCGGCATTCATGGCCTGCACCAATTCCTTGTGCATATCCGCCGTGCCGGTTTTGGACACCTCCAGCATCTTGATCAGCGTGCCGGATGGCACGGCAACGCCGGCGCCGCGCGCGATGCCCTGGATCATGGTGACCAGGCGGTCCACATCGCCATCCGATGTGCCTTGCGGGTATTCGGCATAAACGAAGGGCTGACCGTGCTTTTCAAGCAAGGCATTCCAAAGCGCCACGCCGTTGCGCTTAAAAAACACCGGCCAGAACAAATCATAGCCCAGGCCCCGCCCATAGGCGTCTTCATTTTCTTCCGCCCAATAGCGCACCACGATGAATTTGCGGTCCGGCACCGGAATGCCCTGGGTGCGGTTTTCCCGCGTCAGCAGCCGCAAGCTGCCGTCACGGTGAAAGGCGAAGCGGCGCGGGTTCCGCACGCGGATATCGGCGGGCACAATCCAGGTGCGGCGCGTACCATCCACGCCTTCACCAATTCCGCCGCCAGCAAATCAGCCGGCGCTTCGCCACCTGGTTCCACCTGATATTCGCGCGCCACCACGGCATTGCGGCGCTTGCGCAGCACCGCGCCCGCATGTCCATCCCGCGCCAGGTCTTGATAGATGCCAAGGCCCTTGGCTGCGCCGCGCGTCAGGATGATGTCGTCCCGCGTGGCCATGGTGAAGGCGTAGTAATTGGCGGTGATGTCGCGTTCGAAGGTCGCGACCTCGTCCCTCAATTCCTGGGGCAGGCGGGTGCCGCTCATGGTTTATGCTCCGAAGGCGGGTTCATCAAAAGCTGGTGGGGCGGGCAACCGCGCGCACGGCCCACATCATGCCGGTCTGCAATTCCGTGCGCGCGATGGCCAGCGCGCGCTTGTCCACATCGGGCAGGCTGGCCAGGTCATCAAGCATCTGCGAAAGCTGCTCGCCCCGGCCCTTGATCACGTTCATCGCGTTGATTTCAAGCTCAGTCAGCTCGCGATAGCCGGTGATCTTGCGGTGCTGGTTTTCCATGGCTGGTTCTTTCATCCAAGATAGGTTGCGACAGCGCCATGCGGCGACATGCCCAGAATGCTGTTATCGTCAGGCAGGGCCATGATGTCGCGGCGCGGGATCGGGAAATTGGTCAGGCTGCCCCAGTCGCGGCTGGCGGCGTAGATCACCAGGGCGGCGGCAATCGCCGCGTCACCATGGCGCTGGCCAGCATTCGGATCGCGGTCTTCGCCCTTCGCGGTGTTCCGGCGCACCATCACGCGCGCCACGCCATTCACCAATTCAATGGCGCGGAAGTCTTCAACCACCTGCGCATTGGCGGGAATGTCAAAGCTGGCATCCTCGAAGGCGGCCTTCAGTTTCGGCATGTGGTCGCGGTACCAGCCTTCGGTCAGATGAATGCCTTCCACGCGATGCGCGCCGTAGCGCTGCATGGTGCGTTCCGCCAGCCAGGCGCCATTGCCGGTGCGGTCCAGCGCCAGGCCGGAAAGCCGGGGCAGCCGATCCGCCAGATAGAACAGGATTTCGCGCTGCTGTTCAAAAGGCACGTTGCGCAGTTCCATGGTGAAGGGCGTGGCGCGCATCAGGTTCGGCATGATCTGGATGGGCCAGATCACGGAAAGATCGGCCACGCGGCCAAAGTCCATCCCGGTCAGGCTGCGCAGCAGCGGGTCCAGCCGATCCAGCAGCGGGCGGATATTGTCTTCACACCAGCGCAGCGTTTCAGCCGTGCGGATATGGTCGGGCAGATGCACGAATTCATCGGCGCAGGTGTAGTGCAGCACGGGGATATCGCGGCTGGCGCGCGCTTCAATCAGGTGCAGCGGCAGATATCGGCCGGAACCGGCGCGCGGCACCACATCCAATTCCTCGGTCGCGCTGTCGCCATAGAAGGCGCGGATTTCCGCCTTCCATGCCGCTTCGCCTTCGGCGGTCCATGGCACGCCAAGCTTCAACGCCACGCGGCGGTAAAGCCCTTGGTCGCAGGCTTCATCAAAGCTGGTGCGCAGCAGGTGGTAGGGCTTTCGCCCGGCGCGGATATCATTCACCAATTCCGCGAAGGGGTTTTCCGCACCGTCATGCGTGGACACCACCAGAATGCGACCACCCCAGATAAGCAGCGCCACAGCAGCCTTTAGAAGCTCCGGCAGATCATCATGGAAGGCGGCTTCATCGATGATCACGAAACCCTGCCGGCCACGCAAAGACCGGG